CATGGCCAGAGTTTTTGCTTCGACCGTTCGGACATTCGTACTTGACTTCACTCAGCTTTTTCATTTTGCTTTCCTTCTTTGTGGAGTTTCGGCGTTCTTGCCTTGGTTCAATATATCACGCTTTATTACATAATACAAGTGGGTTGGGATAAAAAATATGGGGAATGTTGAAAAAACGTTTAGGCTCAGGCGTGACGATCTGGTGGGCGAGAATTTGAATTATCATGATTTCGTATGTACGTTGGGCACAGGCGGCTGGATTTAATATCTGAATTTTCCTGATTGACAAGGTATACTACGGTAGGGTATAGTGCGGTTAATCGGCGAGGCGACGCGGGTTGTGACCATTTTGTTTCACTGGGCGCTCTAATCGGGCGTTCGGTGTGTGATGCGCACAACACGACGAGGTATATAACGATGAGCCGTAAGAGCAGAAAAGTAGCCGAAAGCTACGAGGCCGTTGCCAAGGATAGGGGCGATGATGACAATAAACCGTTGACAGTCAAGCAAGAGCGGTTTTGTCAGGCGTACACAGCAAACGGCGGTGTCGGGATCAGAGCGTATCGCGAGGCGTATGACTGCGAGGGCAGTAGCGATGAGACGTGCTACAAGAGGGCTTGCGAACTGCTGACTGACAGGAAGATTGCGGGAAGAATAGCCGAACTACAGGCGCGTGCGAACGAAAAGTATGCGGTGACAAGGGCAAATATCACCAAGCGACTGTCGGCGATGGCGTTCACGGATTTGTCTGAGGTGTGCACGATAGAGGACGGTGTACTGATCATCTACGAGTTCGAGAAGCTGACCGCTGAGCAACGGGCGTGCATAAAGAAAGTCAAGTGCAAGGTCTATCGTGACGTAGAGGATGCGGACGGCAATGTGATTGGTCGTATTCAGGGTGTCGAGGTTGAGCTGCACGATCAACATAAGGTACTGGTCGACCTGGGTAAAGACATCGGTATGTTCCGCGAGGGGCAGGACGTGAGTGTGGCGGACGTAACAGATCGGGCGAAGTGGGAGGCGTTTTTTGCCGCCATGTCGCCAGAAGAGCGCCGCGAGTACATCGCTAACGCAGAACGAGAAGAAGGAAACTGACTATGGGTAAGGCGAGAAACAATGAATTTGACTGGCACTGCATCATTCCGTCTGGACTACTGACGCGGAAGGGCGAGGTGCGCGACCAGTTTGTGAGCGAGGTTGCGGCGCTGGTGGAGAAAGCCGAGTACGACCTTTGCCAGCAGATCGGCGCTGACGCGATAGCCGAACATCCTGACGGCAGGACGACGGCTATGCTGGATGGCGACGAGGTGGCGCAGATCGGGCCATTGCGCAAAGAGCGAATGGATAACGGCGCTCTCAAGATCACGTTGCCCGTGACGTTGCATGGCGTGGCGTTGCGTAATCTGGTACTGGCGGGAGGGCTGGAATCGTGACGACGGCTAACAAAGATCGAGAATCTGGACAGTTACCCGTCGGCGGCGCTCATTTCGGGCTGTCAGCGGAGTTAAGCCGTGGTTTTGGCGGTGAATCCGCGTTGGATCGGCGTGTTTCAGTGGGTGAACAGGCGGGTCGGCATCTAATGGCGATCAACGAGTATCGGCTAAATACTGAGTTACAGAGGGTTGATTTCGAGCGATTAGACGATGGCGACGTGCTTGTTGACAATGGGAGAATGTCAGATGTGGTCGACGAGATACGACGCGCCCTCATGTACGATGTTAACCGTGAGCTACTTCAGTTCGTCTATGCACAAAAGCCGAAAGCCGCCAGTTGCGTCCTCATGAACGATGGTAGGCTGATTGCGCTTGACCAGGACGGTAACCGTTTGTTCACAGTGCATCCCGAAGTGTTCAGCCCTGATGTCGAAAACAGTACGATACGCGTCACTCGTAAAGTGGAGAGGCATGTCTGATGGGGGCACCGCGATCAGAGGTGATGTTGGCGGCGGCTAAGCGCGTTGAGGCGCGTGAGTCGTTGCTGGGATTTATGGACTACTGCTATCCGACCAATAAGCAATTCATCAAAGGGTGGCACACGGAGACTGTGACTGCCAGACTTGATCAGGCGATGCGCGATTTGGAGCGGGGCAAGAGTACGTATCTTCTCGTTCAGATGCCTTTCCGCCACGGCAAGAGCGAGATCGTTTCACGGTACTGGCCGCCACACATCTTTGGTCAACATCCAGAGATCGAGTTTATCCTAGCGACGTATGCGAGTACGCTGGCGCGGCAAATGAGCAAGGCAGCGCGCGGAATCATGCGGTCACGGGAGTACGGCGAGGTATTCCCAGAGATAAGGCTGGACGGGACGGCGCTCGAAGAATGGGACATCGAGGGCGCGGACGGCAAATTTCAGGCGTTGGGCTTCGGCGGATCGGCGACTGGTAAGGGTGCTCAGGTTCTGGTGATTGACGATTATTTCAAGGGGCGCGAGGAGGCGGAAAGCGAGACGATCCGCAACAAACGATGGGACGCGCTGACTGATGACCTGATGAGCCGTCTTGCGCCCGTGCATATCATGGTGGTGACAGCGACACCGTGGCATACTGACGACATCGCGGGGCGCATAGAAAACAGGATGAACCCTGACCATGAAGACTATGACCCTGATTTTCCGCAGTTCGAGACGTTGCGTTTCCCTGCGAAGAGCGATGACTACGAGACGGGCTATCTGTGGCCTGAGCGATTCCCCGAAGAATGGTATAAGCGCCAGTTTGCGATACGTCCGCCGTATTCCGTGGCTGGACTACTACAATGCTCGCCGATTATCCGAGGTGGTAGCCTGTTGGCGGTGGATAACATTCGATACTATGGCGGTGATGGTCAACCTGAGCGCCCACCGGGTATGCCTGATGATGTGAGCTGGGTTCGGTTCTGGGACTTGGCGAGCACGGAAGACGAGCGGCATCCTGAGCGCCCCGACGCGACGAGTGGCTGCAAGCTGTGTATCTGGGAAGATCCGGACAGCGGCGCGGGTGAAGACGAGAAGATTTACTGGATAGCCATTGATGACTTCCGCGAGTGTCGTAAGGAAGCGCCTGAGCGCAACCGCCTGATCAAGGAGACGGCGAAAGTTGACGGCCAGCGCGTCCCGGTCGGTGTCGAGAGCGTGGCAGGGTACAAAGACACGTACACGATCATGTCGCAGATCCTCGACGGGTTCACGCCAGTGCATAAGGTCAACGTGAGCGGTGACAAGGTGACGCGAGCAGAGCCGCTTGAGACGGCGTGTTATTGGGGGCGAATCTGGATGCGGTCGGCGACATGGAACACGCGAGTCGTGCAACAGTGGGGCGGATTCCCTGGTGGCAAGCACGACGACGACGTGGATTCCGCGAGCGGAGCCGTGGAGCTGGCGAAGAAGATAAACAAACAACGGGCAGGGCTGGGCAACCAGTTCGGCAGAGGGGCAGTATGAGCGACGAGACCACGAAGAAATGGGAGCAGCCGAATCGCTATGTGCCACGGACGAACCGCGAGGGGACGGTATACCTCGGTTTTGAGGACGACAAGACGAGTGTTGCGCCAAGCGGTGACTACTATCTGCGCGGCGGTATCTGCTGGCCGCTGTATGTGCCGAGCGATTTAGCGTTGCGCGGTCATGCGTTGATCGTCGGGCATCACGTCGACAGTGATAGGCGGTATGTGCTGGAGGAGCGCACGTTTGTAACGATGGATCATGTGATAGAGCCTGAACCCGGACGCGGGCACGTGGTGAAGTTCGAGGGGTTGGGCGCATGGTTCAACCGTATCTGGGGGCTCTACGCGGTCGACAGGTATTATGTTTTTCAGGAAGAGCAGGTATGCAGGCGTTGGTTGCTCTCCGCGATTCGCTCCAATCTGGTCATGCCGAAGCCTCACATACTCAAGACCAAGTGGGATAATGACGAAACCGCGATGCTACTGGTGCGTGAGCTCAACGCGATGGATAAGATTTTTTACCGCAAGCGCGAGTCAATGCCGCTTGGGGTGTTCGCTGATTTAGAAAACCACAACGCCGATCCCGATGGTGTGTATCCAGCCCTGCACGCGCTCAAGTGTGCGCTCTATGGGATGGAAGCCGCGCCGTGTCGGGCAATACGCGAAAAACAAGAGGCCGCCAAGCTATGAAAATGGACACGAAACCCACGACTGACATTGCACAATGCGTTGAGAAGATATTTACCGAGCGCCAGAAGAACCGCCGACCATTGGAAGTCAAGTGGCAACAGAACTGGGAGAACTACAAGCGCATAGCCAAGGGCGACACGTTCGGCGATGAGGACGACCCCGACCGCAAGGACGAGGAAAGCTGGCGCTCGAAGATTGTCCCCGCGATCACCAAGCAGAAGATCGTGGCGGCTGTATCGTTAGTGTGTGACCAGGTGTTGGCAGGCGGCAAGGTGCCGATCAGCATTCAGGAGAGCCCAGAGGATATGATCTACGCCGACGAGATGGAGGACGCCGACCGTGAGCAGGCAGAAGAAGCAATCGAGGAGATGCAATACCTGACCACGCAACAACTCGCCGACACACAATCGGACAAGGTCTATGCACGCGGAGTACTGAGCGGGGCGATATTCGGTGAGGCGTGGTCGAAGCAAACAGCCATCACCACGAAGCGCTCCAAGTACGTGGAAATACCAGAGACAATCAGCGATGACCCCAGCACGACCCGGTGGGAGAAGCTGGTGCAGGAGATCGACGGGCCAGGTCTGGAATACCGTTCGGTCTGGGATATTTTCTATGACATCGAGCACGATTCGCAGGACAAGTACGGATTGCAGAGTTGCCAAGGCATCCTTGAGCGTGCGCTGATGAGCCCCTACGACTTGCGCCAGTTGAAAGGCATGGACTATTACTATGATGATGCGATTGACCGGGCAATCAAACAACACGGCGACAGTGATTCGTCGATTGGCGGCGAGGACACCAGTTCGATGCGTCCGGGCTTGCGCGATCTGGCGTCACGCAACAAGACGATCCGCGTGCTGGAGTATTGGGGTCGTTTGCCACGGCGAGCTGTCGAGAGCTTTGTCAAACATCGCAAGCAGAACCGCACCAACGACGAGCCAGAGCCGGAAATGGAAAGCTCGTCGATGGACGAAGAGCAGGGCGGCGACGAAGTGGAGGTTATGGTCGTTGTGGCAGGCGGTGAAGTCATTCGCTTCGCCAAGACCGAGCCAGACGACCGACCGTATTTCCGCGCTATTTGGGAGGAAGACCTTGACTCACCCGGTGGTATCGGCGTGGCTGACAACACCGAGGACGCGCAGGAGATGATGACCAACTTCGCCCGCCAGTTCATCGACAATAAGAGATTGAGCGGCAACGTCATGTTGGGCGTCAAACAACGCTTCCTGCTCGACCCTATTACTGAGGTTAAGCCGGGCATGGTGCTTGATATTGCCGAGGACTGTGAAGATGTGCGGCAGGCTATCCAGCAGGTGCAAATCAACGACATCGGGCAGACGTTGCTCGATGCCATCCAGCTCGCGATGCAGTTTGCTGATGACGACAGCGGCATTCCCCGCGTCCAGCAGGGCGGCAAGAATGGCGGCGCTGAAACCGCGTTTGAGCTGAACCAGCGGCTTGAGAAGTCGGGCAAGTACCTGGCGAAAGTGGTGAGCAACTATGACGACGGCTTTCTTGAGCCGTGGGGTGCCGCGATCCTTGACTGGAACATGGACGACCCAGAGTGTCCGGCGACCAAGGGTAACTACGTGGCGCGGGCGACGGGCTTCAGTAGCTTCCAGAACCGCTTGACCAAACTCGAAGGGCTGAGCCGACTCTTCCAGTTTGCGCTATCCAACGAAGATGTGCTATCGCGGATCGACATTGATAAGATGCTGAAAGCCTACGCCGAACTGCTCGACCAAGACCCGGACGACGTGCTGATCCCGATACCCAAGGCTGGCGAGGAAGAACCGCCGAGCGAAGCCGAGGTGTTGCAGATGGAAGGAGTCCGCGCCGAGGTCAACCTGAAAAAAGCCCAGACCCAACGCGAGCTGAACGAGATCGAGATGGAGCGGCGCAAGGTGGAGATCGATGAAATGAAGCTTGAAAAGGAGATCGAGAAAGAGCTGATTGAATTGGGAAGGACTACCGTGCCGAATGACGAGGTGAATAACAAGGTGATGGCATCATTCCCAAGAAACTGAAAAAGAAAAAAGAAGGAGGACTCGTCATGCTGAAATCGACTCAAACAATCCTTTGGATGTGCGACGCATGTGGTGACACAACAGGGCCAGGTGAAATTGAGATTCCGTTATCGCACGAATATATGAGGCCTCGTCTGCCTAATGGTTGGCACTGTTTTGGGTTGCGGACGTATTGCCCTAAACACGATGTGAAGGTTTTCGTAGACGGCAAGGTTTTCGTAGACGGTGACGACATACAAGGCATTATCCCACATTGGCGCATACTCTGAGTCCAAAGAATGGAATGAAATACCATGAAAAAGACTGTTAAAATCCCCATATTGCACACCACTGTTCATTTGCTGATTGGCGAGATCAGTGAGGTAAGGCGATATATCCCAGAGGATTTTCGAGACGTGTTTTCTGGGGAGTATCTGGCTCGCTGTGCATGGGACGATTACGAAGCCCCCCGCGATGTGTGGATACACAGCAAAAGCCGAGCGATCAGCGTGTTGGCACACGAGGCGGTTCATGCGGGAATGGTCGTGCTTTCGTCGCGAGGCATTGGGCATAGCGCCGACGATGACGAGATGCTGGCATACTTTGTCCAACATATATGCAACGAGGCAGAAGTTGCTCTTGGCACATATACCTCAATCGGCAATCAGTCGAAAGATCGGAATAAAACCTGAATAATTATGAATAATTCTGAATTTTCCGATTGACAAGGGAAAAACATTCGCTTATCTTCTGCTTTAGGGATACGCCATAGAGCGTTAATCAGACAGGGAGACTTAAACTATGCACACCATCCAATCCATGCGATAAACCACCTTCACAACCCGCGTAGTCACGAGGCCGGCCAGCCAACGGATTAACGCACACGCCAAAAGCGGCGGCAGGGAATCATCGGGCAGCCCGTAGCCTATCATGATGATTCAATGTCGTCGCTTTCTTTTTTTACCCCTACTACGACGACCACAGCCAGCCATGAACCTACGCGAAACAGCCTTAGACCTTGGGTTTGACGAGATTGCGTTGTTGCATTTGCGCGAAGTCCGGCAACGACCGGGCGGCGCTGAATTGGTCAAGGTCATTGAGCGCGGCAGGGAAAAGGCGGCGGAGAAAGTCACGGCGAGTTCACGACAGTGCGACAACGATAACGTCATTCGCCACGCGGCTCGCCTTTCTGTTTACGACGATTTACTCACACTACTAAACCAAGCCACCACTACTACCACCTAAGGAATTATACTCATGGCTATTCACAACGGAACCAAAGATGTTTTCAACAACGAAGTCTCGTTTCGCAGCAAAGTCTGGATCAACACCGTTCAGTTGACGGCGGCAATCGTCACGTTACTGACGAGCATCACGGCTGGCACGGTCGCCGCCTCAAAAGCGGTTGTCGTTGACTCCGCCAAAAGCATTACCGGTTTCCTGAACCTGACGATCACGGGTCTGTTTCAGTCCAGTGCCGGTGCCGCCGCCGCCGCTGTAGCCGCACGCCTTGGGGCGACCGCGACCGAGGGTCTGGAGATTAAGGTTATCGACGAAACCGTGACTTTGACCAATGCGGTCGAGACCGACCTGACAGAAACCGTACCTGCTGGCGCTGTTATCCTGAGTGTTCAGGCGAACGCCGAAGAAGCGATTGATGGTGATGATTCGGGCGACGACGGCTTTGTGAATATCGGCATTGGCGTGACTGCTGATCCTGATAAGTACGGCAAAACTGGTGTTGACGCTGATCCTGTACCCGCAAATACCAAAATCAACACTATCCCGGATTGGGCAGTGTTGGCGAGCGAAGAAACTGTGACCATCAAAGCATGTGATGCCGCTGGCGATGCGGTTACTGAGAAGTTCGCAGGTTCTCAGAGTGTGCGAGTTCGCATTGTTTACGCTGTCAACAACGGTCTTGACGACGCCTGATCCGCTTGACTGATCACCATTTTTCTGAACTGAACCACACACTGACGAGGACACGACAATGAGCGCAGAGGTAATAGATACCCAAGATGCCGTCGCGGACGATGCTCCCATGAGCCAAGAAGAAGAAAACGCCATTTACGATGAGGTCATAAGCGGCTACGCCGTGGACGATTCTGCTGACGATGACGACGGAGACGACGTTATTGAGGACGGCTTGGACGATGACGATGGTGATGCAGGTGACGACGACGATTCCGCTGATGCTGATGCTGATGATGGCAATGACGACGAGGACGAGGACGACGAAGACGACGAAATCGCCGCCGCCATGAAAGCAGGCAAAAAGCTGCTCGAAGCAAAGAAGGGCGACGACGACTCGGGCAAGGACGATGACGATGACGACCTTGACGAAGCCGACGACAAGGACAATCAGGCAGAACCGCCAAAGCCCTTTGAGTTCTCGGACGATGACTCTGAGTTGATCCAATCGCTGACGAACTCGTTGCCTGAAGGTGACGTTACATTGCCCGATGGCTCGAAGGTGAATCTACGTGAGTTCGCCACTGAATACCCAGAGGCGGCGGCAATGACGGCGGTGATGACGCGGAGCCTGAACCACGAGACGAAGGCACTGAAAGCTGAGCTTGCCAAGCAATCTGAGGCGCTACAAGCCAAGACTCAGGCGCTCGAAGCCGAGCTGGGCGACTTCCGCTTCTTTACCGCACTGGCTGACGCTGGACATGCTGATGCCCGCCAAGTCTCGAAGTCCGAGGAGTTCAATAAATGGTTGGACAATGCGGACAAGGCAATTCAGGCGTTGGCCGACAGTGGCGAGGTGGAACATGCCGCGCACGTCCTGAAAGCCTACAAAGCAAGTATTGCACGCGAAGCCGCCAAGTCACACGACCAGAAAACCGGCGCCAAGCACAGCAAGAAGAAATCGCTCCACAAGGGCAGTATCAAATCTCGCTCGAATGCACAACGAACCCAAAAGACAGAGGACGAAATCTATGATGAAGTCGTGTTCGGCAACTGACCAATCACCGCAACCGTCCACGTCGCTCTATGACCCAAAAGAGCTGGACGAGGTTCGTTGCCCCGACTGCAAAAAGCTCTTGCAGAAAGCAAAGCTCGCAAAGGGCAGTATCGTCGAAAACTACTGTCGTCGATGCGGTGCGAACAAGCCGACCATCGTTTACTGATCCACTCACAACCACAACCACCAGCTAACCAACCAACATATAACAAGACGCCAGAGAGCCAGCGACAGGCGAGAAAAGCCTGAGTCCCGAGCGCCCGTGCAGTCGTAAACAAGGAGGCATAACCATGCCACTCACGACCACATCGGACATCGGCTATCGCACTGAGCTGCACGCCGTCAAGAAACTCCTGGAGTGCGGCAAAGCGATTTTTGTCACTGAGCGCTTCGGGCAAATCGACCCACATGGCAAGAACAAGACCAACACTCGCGGCTATCGCCGTTACGAGCCGTTGGCACTGGCAACTGCCCCGCTCCTTGAGGGCGTTCCCCCAGCTGGTCAGAAGCCGACCGTCACCAACATCGAAATGACCCTCGAACAGATGGGTGATTATCTTGAGCTGACAGACGTTATCGTGGACACCCACGAAGACCCTGTCCTTCAAGTATTCACTGAGATGCTTGGTCGGCAAGCGCCGGAATCCATCGAGAAGTACCGTTTCCAGCATCTTCGCGCTGGCTCCAACGTCTACTACGCCGGTGGCAGTGTCTCTGCTCGCGCTGACGTAAACGCGAAACCGACACGCGGCGACTTCCGCCGGATCAAGCGTCAGTTCAGCCGTGATCGCGCCCAAAAGTACACCAAGATTATCGAGCCTGGCATGAACATCGCGACCGAGCCGATTGATGCCGCGTATTGGGCGTGGGGTCACACTGACCTCGACTCCGACATTCGCGACATTGACGGGT